CCTCACATATTTGCGCTGGTTAGACGTATATTCAAGAAAAAGAAGCGACCAGATATGCAGAATTTGTTTTTGGATTTAGATTGGACGAATGTTGACAAGGATTGTCAGCATGTGCCTGTATGTCAGTGCGAAATTCGAATTGCCGGCAAAGGCCCCTTAGCTGGTTATTCATCTGTTATTCAGTGTTGGAGAAAGAATGAGTCATGCATAGATACGATTGCTGACTTGAGTTCAAAGTATAGCTTTGATGGTACTTCTGTTGTTCCTGCTAATGGAGATATAGAAACTTTGCGCTTTATGGCGTGCATCTATAGAGGAAGCAACATTCGTTTGGTGCCATCACCTCCCATTCGAGCAGGATTTTCTCAGTCTCTCCCTATGGTTCCTCCCAATCCTAGAATTGTTAATATCTTTCGTAGAGCTGATGTCCATTATATTTCTCATTGTCTGAATTACGAGAGGCACCCTGATAATCCTGAAGACTGGCAATTCTTTGAGCATGAGATTTGGGGAACCGCTTCCTCTTATACTCTTCCTGGACATGACTATGCCACAATTTGTAGATTTGACTCCCTGGCCGTCAGACCTATTTCAATCTTTAACAGCGCATTTGGTCTGATTAATGGTTTGCCCACATGTGTTCCTTCTATGGCAGATTTGTATCCCTATAAGATGGCCAATTCTGTCCTTAAACTCCAAAGGACAGTGCACAAGAGAATACCTGGAAGTGCGCCGGCATGGGATTGTTTAGATGGGGGCTTACGTCTTTTGTACAATCAATTTGGTACGTCTCAATATATTGGTCGTCTTAATATTCCTTTTACCCTTGATGATTTAGAAGGAATGCCCTTAGGGACATCTGCTGGACTTAACAAGCCTGAAACCACTCCAGGACGTGTGCGCCCTCCCGTTATTCATTTGGACGATTGTGATATTAAGGTCTCTGCGTCCAAGAAGTATGAAACTCTTCCCACAGATCTTAGGTCTTTGGTTGCATGGCTTCTCGATCCTAATGCGCCGGATCTTTCTGTTATGTGGAATACTGTTCCAAAAAATGAGAATTTCATTGAGTTTATCAAGCAGATGTCTATACCTGAATGGGACCTTCTCATGCAGAAGCTTCGCCTGTACGTTATTCCCTCATCTATTTTTGTCCTTATGGAGAGGTTGGTCGGGAGAGTGAGGTTTAGGCTTGAGAGAGGAAGAATAATTCAAATTGGTCACAGTCACTCTCGTGGAGGGGCTGATAGGCTTGCCGAGAGGTTGCGTGTGAATTTTAATAATGAAATGCTTAAGATAATCGTAGAGGGTGACATAAAAAATTTCGATCAGTCCGTAATGGAGGAATTTAGTGACCTTTATTTTTCACATGGGCTTGTTTATGATAAACCAGGGACACCAGAGTACACTATACGTCTTAGGATAACTAAATTTCTCATTCGATCTGTCTTGTGTAGGCTTACGCATTTGTTTGGTTCCGTATGGGGAATCCAAACAGGAGGAGTTCCGAG